TCGAGCATTCAATCGCATCAGGCTGGAAAGGCCTTTACCGACCTCAAAGCTCTGCCGGCGCCATGCCAAATCCGGTTGGGAAAAAGGAACTCAACTGGAAGGACAGCCTATGACCAATGACCCCTTCCACGCCAACGATGACGAATACGGCATGATCGGAGCCTGCCTGAACGGAACCATCGACACATCATCGGATGCCGTATCGGAGATTCGGAGCGAATGGATCCAACGGGATGAACTCAGGCTGACCTTCGATGTCATCCGCGGCATGGTTCAGGAAGGCAAAAGCCCGACGCTCTCCGACCTGCACAAGGAATGGAAGAAAGCCTATGGCCAACTTCCTGCCCCATTCGATGCTTGGAATCAGGCCATGGAAGTCTGCCCCAGCCCGGCCAACCTGACCTACTACACCAAGGCAATCGTCGAGGCTGCCCACAGACGCCAGCTACGAGACGCTGGAGACCGCTTGATACGCGAGTCCGCTATGTTGACCCTCCAGCCCGATCAAATCGTCTCCAATGCCGAAGCAGGGCTCAGCATTGACGTGTCCCGTGAGACGCTCACAACCAGCAAACAGGTTGCCGGGTCATTCATCGACCAGATGCAGGATCGGTTCAACCGGAAGGGACAGCTCTCCGGCATCCCCACCGGCTTCTTCCATCTGGATGAAAAGACCGACGGTTTGCAGCCCCGTGAGATGGCCATCATCGCAGCCCGTCCGAGCATCGGTAAAACAGCCATCGCAATCGCCATAGCAGAACACGCTGCGATCAAGTCCAAGGTGCCGACTCTTTTCATCAGCCTAGAGATGAGCAAAGAGGCAATCTTCAGACGCACCATATCGACCGTTGGAAGCATCCCGATGCAGAGCCTCAAGAGCGGAAACCTGAATGAGGGAGAAATGAAGTCGATGATGCTGTCATCGGGCAAGGTGGCCAACAGCCCACTATGGTTCATTGATGGATCGAGCATTCACAGCATCTCGAACATCATGGCCAATGTTCGACGAGCTGTGCGCAAGCACGGTGTGCGTCTGGTGATCGTAGACTATCTGCAGAAGATCAAAGCAGCCGACCGTTCAGAGAAGCGCACCTACGAGGTCGCAGAGGTATCTGGCAAGCTGAAGGACATCGCAGTGCAAACAGGAGTCGCTATGCTATGCCTTGCCCAGCTCAACCGAGAGTCGGAGAAGGAAAAAGGCAGGCAGCCACGCCTCACCGACCTTGCAGACAGCGGACAGATCGAACGCGATGCAGACCTTGTCATGCTTTTGAATCGTGACAGATCGGAGGCTTCAGGCGAAGCTGCCATCATCATCGCCAAACAGCGAGACGGCGAATGCGGAATCGTGAACCTACACTACGAAGGCCAATACTGCCGCTTCACAGACCCATCGCCGATCTATTGATATGAGCAGAACACACAACGACAACCTCCGGCTATTATCTGAAGCTCCGCAGATAATCGCACGAGCCGTCAAAGCCGGTTGGATATCCTACCCGGCAAACCAGAAGTTCCTCGAAGACGGTTCGCCGGACCCCATGCTCATCGAGGACTACGCCCAGCAAGCAGTCAGGCACCACCCGGAATCCATGATTCGTGCCTATCAGCTCCGCAACATGGGCCTGAGCCTCGATGGCACCGCCAAGGCCTGCAATGTGCCCCGCGGTTCCATCGTCTACATGATCTCCAAAGGCCACGAATTGACCCTAGCCAGAGAACGCGAAGCAGCAGGACTATCCCAACAACCCCAATGAGCACCCCAACCAATCCAAAAGTGGACGACCCGTTCCTGTACGCACCAAGGCCGAAATCAACGGTCCAGCCAGAGACCAAGGATGGCACCAGGCCTTCCATCCACGTCAGCCTGTATGCCTACGGCGGCATCTCAGCGGCCTGCCTGATGTCCTGGGTCGACCTGACAGCCACCTTTGCACGATCAGATCGACAGACAGATCTCCGCACGATCCGCGAGGATGCCCTGATATCCCGCAGCCGTTGCCGCGCTACAAAGTGGTTCCTCGACTCCGGCAAGGACGTCTGGGTGCAGATCGACCATGACGTGGAGTTCGCCGCGGCCGACATCGTGCGTATGGCAGAGCTCGCCCACCAGCACCAGGCAACCGTGTGCATCCCCTACCCGTGCAGAACACTTCCACCCAGGCCAGCCCTGCGTCCCAAAGCAGAGCACCTGCAGGCTCTGAAGTTCCAAACTGCCAACGCAGAGTCGGCTAGTGAGCTGGTGCCGATTCAGATGTTCGCAAGCGGATGCCTCGCAATCCCCCGTAAACGCCTCGTAGAGACGTTAGAAAAGCTCGGGAGGGTGGACATAGCACCCCCCTACAGAATCGACTGGTGCAAGGACGTGCGCGTCGAGGAGTTCCCCACGCTGTGGATGCCGTTCGCCGTAGACACCATGCCGGGGCAACTGGAGTACCTCTCAGAAGACTTCGCAGCAGCCTTCAGGATGAGCCTGTGCGAAGTGCCGCACTACTCCATGATGCCCAAGAAACAACTCAACCATTGGGGAGAGTTCCCCTACAGCTTTGCGCCTTATGCCGGGTAAGAAGACAAGGGTATCACTGAATGATGTTGCTGCTAAAGCGGGTACAGACCGTAACCGCGTGACGTGGGCATTGCGTGATGATCCCAAGATGTCTCAAGAGTTCAAAGATAAAGTCAGGAAAGCTGCAGAAGATGTTGGATACATTAAGCCGACAGAGAACCAACACTTCAACTCAAAGCTAGATCAAGAGAAGGCAGATCAGATAGTGGAAGGTATATTACAGAACAAATCTCTTGCAGACATATCTGCTACTACAGGACTCAGTCCTACTACGGCATTCAAGTACATACGCGGCGTCAAAGTGCCGTCAGATTACCCTGAGAATGAAGAAGACTGGCGCAAGGATGTTACTGGGTTCATGGAGGTAGCTATATGGAAAGGCACTAAGCGTTTAGCAGAAGACTCTATGTCATTCATAGATGATAGGAGCCTACCCGTAGCGGTCGCTGTGCTAACAGATAAGCTGGCCACTATCAAAGGCCAGCCTACCAGCATACATCTAGCTATGACAGCCAGTGTCAGTCACCGCGACCTGATGAAGGACCTGAAGGAGCGCGACGTGACCCCTGTGAACGACGAGCAACTGCCCGATGCGGTTTAGGTAGTGGCCCCAAATGTCCTACCCCTCCACCGCGGCAACCACCGAAACACTCGAGTTTAGGCCTGTTTCGACGCATTGATGCACAATCCGTATTATATTCACTTGGTCACGCAAACACGCAGCAAACCCGCGTAAACATTGGGCCAAACGCACGTTGCACCATGAGCAGAAAGCCAGTGTCCTACCCCGTTACGGCAGGTGGAACAGCAGTCACCGCGGCACCCCCCGGGGGAGGGGGTCGGCGGATTGCGGCGACGGCCAAAAGGCGACGGGTTTCCTCAAACGAAAAATATTGATAAATGATCCAACCACTCTGCCTCACCTGCTCCAAGCCCTTCGAGATCATCAAGCAGCACAGCGGCCCCAAGCAGAAGCGCTTCTGTACCGAGGCGTGCAACATAGCCTGGTGGAACGAGCAGCCGCAGCACCCTGTCATACCCAAGGTCGACGCATCGCACCCCCGTGCACTCGAGCTGAAGCAGAAGCGCACCCAGCTTGTCCTGCTGGAGAAGGCTGATCCGTACACTTACGGTTACATCCCGGACCACTGGGAGGTGGCCAATGCGGAATATGCAGCCACCCAGGAGCTGCTTATCAGCGGCGGCAACCGTGCTGGTAAGACCTTGTGGGCAGCTAGGCGTGTTGTGCAAACGCTGCTGGAGAAGGAGAACGCTAGTGTACTGTGCTGTCACACTAGCCATGCCACTAGTGTCACTGTGCAGCAGCCTGCGATCTACAACTATCTGCCTGTCGCACTACGAGCCACCAAGAAGGGACGCATTCACTATTTGAACTACAGCCGGAAGAACGGTTTCACCGATGGCTCATTCATTCTGCCTAATGGATCGCGCTGCGACTTTCTGAACTACACGCAATCGGAGAACACGATTGAGGGGCGGGAGGCTGACTTGATCTGGTGCGACGAGTTGGTG